TGCTGCGCTCGGGTGTGACTCCCCTTAAATTGTAGACCTCATCCAACCATCTCTTTATAAGTTCCTTAACTTCAGTACGTTTAAGTCCAAAATTACCTTCTAAAACTGACCAAATTTCACCATAATTGATATGAACAACTTCAAAATTTCTATCGTAAATCATAAAATTATGTCCTTTTTTATAACGATATAACGTCCAATGTTCAAATTCTTCACACTGAACTGATTCCAAATCATTAAATAAATTTAAGAAATCCATTGGTTATTTAATATCAAAGATCTCAAATGTTTTATCCAAGGATCCGACAACTCTTATCGTTGATTCAAATCCAACTTTTTTGATTAAACCCTTTAATTTTTCTTTTAAAGAAACGTTTTCTTTAATTAACATATATTGATTTTCAGTTATTATTATTTTCATCACTTATTATTTATTATGAAAAATTTACACTTTTTAAGTTTATTACCCTAACATTAATATCCTTATTTGGGAATCTGATTTGATAAATTTGTGTTGGTTCCGCAAATATCGTATCATTAATTAGTTCAATTTGTTTTGTTGATAAATCCGAATATCTTTGTGATGTCTGATATGACGAATATTGTCCTCCAACCTTATTAAAAAACCTTAAATCTGAAATACTCACAATTCCATTTTCGTTCTGGATAATTCTTCTTAATTCAGATACGTTAACGTTTTGTCCTAATTGTCTATTTGTTGGGCTAAAGAATGTTGTTACAATATTAATTAATTTTGATATGATAGCACCTTGGTTTTGTGTCGCGTCTAATACAACATCAACATCAACAGATAGATCAATTGGGTTTGCACTCTCAATTGAGATATAATCATTTATCATTCTATAGTTTGATAAATAATTTGATAAATTACTTTTTAGTGTGTTTGATATTGTATCAGTTAAATTACCATTACTATCATAAGATAACATTTTAACTTTTATCTTATTGTTTTCTTCAGTTATCGCAACTTTTGCTGGAGCACCAAATTGTGACGGCATTGTTTTTATTATTGATTCATAATCATTAATTGTTACCGCTCTGTTTTGTGCCGCAAAATTAAATGAAACCATTTGTCTTACGTCTTCAGTTGTTGGCGCGTTCGCCCCTCCTATTGCCGCCGTAACGTTATTACATCTTAATGTGTTAATAACACTTTTATTAATTGTTTCTGATGGTCCATTAACAAAAAACGAAACCGTACCAATCTGTGTTATCACATTTGATCCAAGGTTTGTTGATTGTCCACCACCAATTCTATACTGAATAAATAAAGTAGAGTTTGACTTTAACGCAGCACCTAGTGCTAAGTTGTTTGAGTACTTATTCAAATCAAATGAATTACCAGTTCTTGTAAATTCTCTTAATTGTTCTTCAGCCGAAACATTACCACCACCAAATGTCATTTTTAGATAACCTTCTGGTGTGTATTCACTAATGAATTTAGTGTTAGTTGTGATATATTTACCTACTTTAACACCAGGTTGGTCTGACACCTTTGTTGGGTCTTCAATGAATACTCTATCTTCGGCCAACGCTTTAACTTCATACCATCTGTTGTCCAACCCAAGAAATTCTTGAGGTTCAGGTATTGTTGTATATTGTGTGCCGTCTTTTAATAAAACACTTGTTATTCCCAAAACATTTTTTTCTGGTAAGAATAATTCAAAATAAGGTTTTACATCATTTGGTGTAATAACTCTCTTAAATACCTTTGTTGTCCCATTAACAACAACCTCTCTTTTTGTTATTGTATAATTTAAAATCTTACCATTTGAATCAAAATTTGGTATTTTCAATCTATTTGGTGAACCCTCACCATTTAATGGTGATGCAAAATCAATATCATAAACAGTTTCAAATGGTTGCCCAGCACCAGATACTTGTGATCCTCGTCTTAATATACCACAATATCTTAAATCTTCTTTATCACCAAACGCTGGTACCGTAATTGAGAAATCAGTTAACGCAACAGAAGGTCGTTGACCAGGGATTTTTAATCCGTATGTTCTTGCTATGTTATAAATTGATGATTTTTGTTGTGCGTATTGTAATACCGTTTCTTGAATACTTCTATCTATTTGGAATTGTAGATTATCAGTTACCGCCGCGTTCAAATCCATTAAAACAGAAAAAACACCAGCATCATTAAAGTTCTGGATTAAATCTGGATAATACGTTCGTGTAAAATTTATTAATTCCGTTCTAATCGTTTGGAAATCCCTAGCCGTATATGAAATCTTTTTCTCTGCCATAATTATTAAATATTAATAATAACAAAATCTGTACTTTCAAACGCTTGATTTGTTACCCTATAATTTATTTTTATTCTTGCCGTATGTTCTTTTTCACCAATACCTTGTACCGTATATTCTCGTTCACCTTGTGAATTAATAAATGTACCTTTATTTTCTTCACCCTCAGAAGCATCTTTAATTTCAATATTTAAAATCTGAATCCCAGGTATGTATTTTTCAACAGAATCCCTAATTTCAGATTCAACATCAGCAAACGTTGGTCCGTCTAATGGTTCAAAAATATATTCATATAATCTCGTACCAAAGTCTGGTAAAAAATATCTTGTTCCTTTTCTGGATAATAATAAATGTACCAAATCAGTTCTAATTTCTTCATCCGTAGTGTCAGATAAATCTAAATAACGTCCATTAAAAGAATCTCTAAAAGGAAAATTTATCCCATATGTTACACCATTTGCCATATTTAATAAATATAATGGTTGGTTGTTTTATATAAAGAAAAAAGATGTTGTTGTGTTCTGGAACATTCTCAAATATTTATATAAAAGACAAATTGTTAAAAAATGTTAAAATTTACGTTTGTTTTAGTAATATACATATCTTTGATGTATTAATAATTTAAAACCCAAACATTATGAAAACAATTATTTTTATTTTATGTCTGTTATTTACAACTTCTGTTAATTCACAAGTTATTAAAATTGAGGTGTCAGGTGTTATTGACACATATGGTTATGACACCAGTGTTTTTAATCTTATCAACAACGACAGTTTAGTTTATGAATACAGAAAAGTTAATAGTACATATAACATTGATTTAACAAACAAGTCATTCACACACATCAAAAACAACATTGTTTTGAGTGAGGGTGAAATTACCTTTGATGATAAAGATGGTGTTATCTTAGTTAAGTTTTTAATTGACGAATATAACATCTGGATGGTTATTAATACAGATATAAATAACGAACAAGTAACTTGGTTTTCAAACACAGATAATTTTATTGAGTTAACCAAATTCTCAGACTTTATAATTGTAAAAGGTTCTTAAAATGAAAAACCCATCAAAAGATGGGTTTTATTTTTATGGTTTTGTTGGTGTTTTAACACCTGGTGTTTTTGCTGTGGGTGCTGGTGGTTCAATTGATGCAACCCAAGATTTATAAACTCTTGTCAAATCACCTAATATATCAAAGTTCATCCACAATTTTGAAAGTTCGTTTGATTTAAGTGTCGATATACCATTACCACTTAATTTAGTATTAATCCTAGTTGGGTAGATTTTATTTAAAGAATCAGATCTCATAGTTTGTATGTCAGCATCTGAAAATGCTTCACCTTGAAATAAATCTTTACTACCGTAATTTATTGTATATTTTGGAATTGGGTTACCTAATTTATCTGTTGCGGTCCCAGTTTTTGTAACACTAAAAACACTATTCATAGTAATATTTTTAGCCTTAGCTTTAGGAATCATACCATTTAAATAATTAGTGAGTTGATTCATTAAAGCTAAGGTTACCCCACCTCTAAAATCGTCCTCCTTTAAATATTGTCTTGAGATTCCAGATTGTTGTTCTTTAATCACACGTCTTACAATTCTTGTAAGATCTGATTCTGTTAATCTTATAATTTTTTTCATATTTTTTTATTTATTTTTTATTATTAAGGTTTGGTTGGTGTTGCTACTTTAGCACCAGTGTCGTACATTACAAATTTTGTCCCTCCACCGTATACGATTGTTGAACCAGAAGGTACTTGACCTATAGTTATTGAAATACTTTGATCCGAAAAAGGTGTTGTTTTTCCTACTTGGTTTTTCAAGTAAGTTCCAAGGTTTTTTTGATTTCCGATTGAGAAAGAACCTACGATATTTCCCGCAGCATCTTTTTTAGTAACTGGATTCACAAAAAACTCACTTGTTATTTGGAGACCTACAATTTTTGTGTAGTTTTGCAAACTAGTTTGTTCTGTCCCTTCACCGTTCTTTGCAAAAATTTTAACTTGAGAATTTGGGTCAAAAACCATTTGACCTGTTGAGTCTTTTCTAAATGGTACCGAAATTGTTAATGGTACAAGAGTTCTAACACCTTGTTCTTTAATCACACGTCCCTCATTTAAATATTGTTTTTTTTCGTTTAACATTCGTTTTTCAAGAATTTGATTCGCTTCTTGTATGTGTCGTAATTTACTGTAACTTTTATTCATTTTATTTTATTTTTATGGTTTAGTTGGTGTTGCTGGTGTTTCCGCAATCGTTGTAATATTTGATGATAATTGAGCTCCTTGTCCAGCGATAAACGGTGTAATCGTAAAAAACCCTGTATCTAGAAAAGATCTGCGAGGGGTATTTTGACCTTTATCTACCCATTTTGAAAATGGTGTCTGGTCTTTTGCTACCATACCAAAAGTACCATTACTTGGGTATAACGTTTGTTTTACTTTACCAAGGTCATACTCAATTATTTTTTCCTTGTTAATAGTGAATAAACTTACACCCTTCCACGCGGCGTTTTCAAATTCGCCAGTCCTAACTGTGTAACCCATATCTTTATCACTTTCGTTAAAGTTAGTTTTAATTGGTGTTTTCCAAACCCAGAATGTGTTAGTACCATTAAAGTATATAGATCCAATAATAAATTCCGATTGTATAGTAGAACCTAAAATTGATGGATTTGCTTGTTTTGCAGCATCGTTAAACACAACAATAGTTTTACCAACCATACCATTAATATCAGTACCCAAATATGTTTTATACGCATTAATAACATCTTCATTTCTTGCGTTTTTAGGTAATGATGTACCCATAAGTTGATTTAAACGATCTAATGTTGGATTCGGTTGTGTCGCTGGTTGTGCTGGTGTACCCGCAGCTGGTGCTGGTGTTGCTGGTTGTGTTGCTGGTTGTGCTGGTTGTGTTGCTGGTTGTGCTGCTGGAGTTCCTTGTTCACCTAAAAATTCTCTAGCAATTGCACTTCTGTGCATACCAAGTATTCTTGATTTTTCGTCTTCTGTTATTAAGAATTTTTTCATAATTTTTTATTGTGGTTTAGTTGGTGTTGCTGGTTTAACGGATGTTGCTGGTTTAACGGATGTTGCGGATGTTGTGTATAAATCCATCTGATCTTGTGGTACTGCATTTTTAAAATTAGGTTGAGCTGACGCATTAACATAATTTTTTAATAAAAGGTCCTTATTAGGTAAATTTTTAACCATTGATTTAAAATTTGCTAAACCACCTACAAGTCCCATATTTCCACCTGGAGTTCCCGCACCTAGTGATTTTAATGTTTGTGTGTTTGGTAACCAATTTTCAACTTCATTTGCTGTTTCGGCAATCAAAAATGAATCAGCATTTGTTTTTCCTAACTTGAATGTTGTGATAGATTCATTATCATTTGAAACGTCAAAATAAAGACCATTTCTCTTCACAATTCCTCTCATTGTTAAATAAGCAAAATTTCCAGGAATGGTACCGGTTCCTTCTTGCCAAGGTTGTGTTACAATCCAATATGTCGTTTTACCGAGCCAAGCAGTGTTTTTATCTAATTTTCCAGTTTTTTTTATTAAACCCATAAAATAATTATAAGCACCAGACCCATCATTTATTGGTGCACCACCAGAACTATCATATCCCGTATTTTCCTTTAAATACTGTCTTGAGGTTGCCGATTGGTGCATACCAAGTATTCTATTTTTTTCTTCTTCTGTAATAATTAATTTCATAATTTTTTATTTATAAATATATCGTTATAACAAAAAAAAACCACTAATTAGTGGTTTTTTTTATTTTAAGATGAACATCCAAAACATTCAAAGTCAGAATTTTCGGGTTTTGGTGGTAAATTAATATTTGTATAATTTATTTTTGGTTGTTCCTGTTTTGGTATTTCTCTTTTTGTAATGTCCACAGCCAAATGTTTCGCTCCAGTTGAGATAGCCTTTGTTCTAACATAATAACACAATGTTTTTAAACCACTTTCCCAAGAATGGAAATGTGATGATGTGATTTTTGATAGTGTTGGGTCTGCCATATAGATATTCATTGATTGTGATTGATCAATAAAAGGTGCTCTATCTGTTGCCATATCAATAAGTTGTTTTTGCGATATCTCCCAGATTGTTTTATATTTTGGTATTAGATGTTCAATTCTTTTTACCTTTTTAATATAATTTTTATCTTCTGGATCAAGATAATTATTGAAATTAATGTTCTGGATTGACCCCTCGTTCATAATAATTTCATTCTTTAAATCCTCACACCATATTCCAATTTTTTCAAAATCATTAATTAAATACTTGTTAACAATCGTAATTTCACCCCCAACAACACGTCTATTAAAAATGGCGGAATGTGCTGGTTCTGTCATTTCATATGAACCGGTAATTTTTGCTGACGAGGCTACTGGCATCTGAGCCGTAAATAGTGAGTTACAGACACCGTATTTATTAACGTTTTCTTTTAATGTTGACCAATCCCAAAATAAACTACCCTCATTTAACCCCCACATATCAAATTGAAACACACCTTGTGACATAGGTGACCCGTCAAAATAGTCATATGGTTTATATTTACCCTCAATACATAGTTGATTACTTTCGTAAATCGCACCATAGTATATTGTTTCAAATATTTCTTTATTAAGTCGTTTTGCTTCTTCTGATGTGAAGATATAATCCATTAAGTAAAAAACATCCGCTAAACCTTGTACACCAATAGCGATTGCTCGTTGTTCTAGGCCACCCTTTCTACCCTTTTCTGTTGAGTAGTTGTTTATGTCAATTACTTTATTTAGTGATCTCACAACCTTTCTAACCTCTTGAAATAATAACTCGTGATTAAATTTACCACCTTGTATAAAATTCTTTATAACCATTGATGATAATGTACAGATCGCTGTGGTTTCCTCGTTGGTTACTTGGAAAATTTCACAATTATGTACCAATATATTATTAGCATAAAAACAAGATGTTTCCGGTACTTGGATGTCGTAAACATCCTCTTTTTTGTTTAGTTTAGTTATTTTAATCATATTCTATATATTTAAATTTTAAATTTCTATGTTTTTTTTGTTTACCTTTACAGATCTGAACTATGGCCGAAGGATTTCCGTTAATATCATTTGCGGCTTCAGTTATTGACTCGTAAATTTTTTCGTTTCCTTCATTATCAATACTCATTATTTTTAATTTTCTACCTTTTTTAATATCAAATGTAAATTCGGTATTTTCATATTTAAAGATATTTTTACTATCATTATTGTTTTTACATTTTCTACGTATCGTCTCAACACAAAATCCTGTTTCTTTTGATGCTTCGTACGCATTGTTAAATATTATTTCGTCTTTTTGATTAATATCTTTTTTATAACATATCTTCTTTTGTTTATTAGTACGTTTAGGTTTGACATAATCAGATCTTTTACTTTTACTTAAAACTAATTCTTTATTTTGATATTTCCAATAGTAACCTTTATGTTTTCCACCATTATTTAATGATTTATATAGACAAACAGGACTTAAATCATATTTTTTTATCGCGTCTATCGTTTTAAGTGTATCAACAATATTTAAAGTTTCAGGACATACAACGTCAATAAGTGGTATTCGTTCATATCTTAAAGTTCTTAATATTTCTTTATGTTTTTCGGTAATTTTTCTACCAGTATTCCAATGGAAACCATTTTCTTTTTTAAATTTAGAACTAAAACTTTCTTCTTTCGGTCTTTTATAATTAGGATTGTTTTCACCAGACCATCTTTTAGAAGATATTTTATCTATTTTTTCACGTAAACCAGGAATTACTTTAAATAAATCACCACCCACACCGCCGTCAGCAATATTTGTTAATATCCCACCGTCCATATTCTTACCATAAAATTTAATTAAATTTTTTTCAACATCCAAAACTTTTTTTTCATCATCATCTTTATATACAATTACAAAATTAGGTTCAAAACCATTTTCTTGTAGTTTTTTAATTTTATTAAATTTATGTGGATTAACTATTTTTTTTATATTTCGTTTAACTTCGTGATAATGTATTAAATGTCGTTCAATCCTATTTTTAGATAAAGAATCCCCTTTACCAACATAGAATGGTTTGTATTCAACAGAACAAAATTCATTATCATAACAACCTTTTTCCGTTTCATCTAATAATATATAAACATAATATCTCATATTTATAAATATACCAATAAAAACAAAACGACTATATGTTAATATCTAAATTGTCATTTTCTAATAAATTATCAGCCCGAACATATCCTCTATTCTTTGTGTATATTAAATGGTCTGGTGTACATTTAATTGAATATCCACTTTCTTCGTCATAAATTTCTAAAAGTTCACTATCTTTTCTTGTTAATTTACCAGTCAAAATATCAACAAAAATACCGTCTTTACTTTTTATTTTTAAACGTTCAGAACATTCTATCAATTCAATAACTTCAACCATTGTTAAATTTTCAATATTACCGTTTTCTCTCTGGATTATTAACTCAACGTCACCAGTTAAACAACATAAATTGGACTGTTTGATGACACCGATATTTTGGTGGTTGGTTTTTCTATTAGCACTATCTTTAGCAGCCAAATAAGGAACACCAGTTTCAACTTGTGATTCAATGATTTTTGACCATATATCTTGTGCCTTAACTTTTTTACCTAAACCTAAACTAACCGCCTTATTATAGTTTGTTTCATATTCATCACCATAAGTATCTTGTAGTGGTTTAATCCCAGATTTAATAATATCACTTGGACAAAATAAATACCAGTCACCATTGTTCTTAACCGCTTCCATAAAATTATCTGGTATCCAAAGTGCTGTGAATAAATCACGGGCTCTTAGTTCTTCAGCACCTGTGTTTTTCTTGATTTCCAATAAATCAATAATGTCCTTATGCCAAGGTTCTAAATAAATTGCCGCGGATCCTGGTCTACGACCTTGTTGGTTAAAAAATCTTAATGATTCATTAACAATTTTAAGGTATTTCAATAAACCACCAGCATAACCACCAGATGTTGATATTCTACTTTCTTTACTTCGGATATTAGACATTGCTAATCCAATCCCCGCGGCGTCAGATGAAAACGTTGAGATATCTGTCAATGTATCCAAAAGACCTTGTCTTGAATCCGCATTATTATAATGTAATACACACGATGCTAATTGAGGAACTTTTGTTCCAGAATTAATCATAATTGGTGTTGCTTTGGAAATTAATTGTTTTGACAATGATTTATAATAATCAACAGCCTCTTCAAGAGTATTTGTTGTCCATAATGCTACACGCATATACATATGTTGAGGTCTTTCAATCGTTTTACCGTTTGATTTTTTTAATAAATACATTTCTTGTAACGATCTCCAAGCAAAATAATCAAAGTTATAATCGTTTTCGTGTTCAATTATTGCGTCAATATTTTCTTCACCATACTCTTTAATTGTTTCAATTAGTATATCGTTAATAATACCTTCTTCATAAAGTTCAAACATTGTTTGTGTAAAACTAGGGTTTGTTTCTTTGTGATATGATGATATTGCAACCGTTGCCGCTAACCTTGAGTAGTCGTGGTGACTACCTGTATACGCCGCAGCAATCTCATATACCAACTTGTCCAACTCCTTTGTTGTTACTTCACCTTCTGTTGGTAC